TCCAGAACGGATTCTGGAAGGTCGGACTTTACAACCAGTCCCCGGACAAAAGGGGAATGGGTGTAACGATCGATTCCATGGACTTCATAGCCCAGGAACGAGGTGCGACCTAACACCGGGCTCGTACTGGCGACTCTCGGGAGAGGCATAAGCTTCTCCAGATAATCGTCCAGCCAACGCACTGGGCCCCAGTAACCATGCTCATAGAGCTGGTTACGCAAGGACACAGTGCTGATGAGCTCGGTCGCGTCCCTCCGTGATGTAGGGAGAACTGTACGTACGCGGACGATGGATACGTCCTCGCCGTCGTAGTACTCCTTACCGCAAGACTCTCTGAACTTTCCAGTCCAGAAAGACTTGCGAGTATTCACTCGAAGACCAAAATCTTCGAGCTTTCCTACCACGGAACGCGCGAAGTCTACAGGGACAATGATATCGTCCCCATAGACACGCACCTGACTCTTGAACCGACGGATCAGTCCAGGAGTCAACCGGGTCTTGAGCCCTTCTTCAATCCCACAGAAGACCAAGGTGCAAAACACCATGGCCTCCACAGGGAAGCAGAGGGCCGAACCCATAGACGCAAACTTGGCCAGGCGTACAACGCCATGACCAGGCACATCAGCCTTCCGGCTCCTAGTTGCATCGAGCCCCCGTGCAACATGGGGGAATCGAGAAACTAGGAGACGTACATGCTGATTGGAGACGCGATCGGATGCTTCGCTCAGATCGAGCGTCGCAAGTGCCCCTGTAAGGGACCCTTCCCGAGCCATTTCCCTGTTAGGGTCTTGGTCCCGGAATCCGATAAGGCTTCTGTAGGGGTTGTCCTTCCCCTCCAGATAGCCTACAAGAGACTCAGCTATAGCCTGCTGCGTATATTGCATCGCAGCAGGCTCAATAGCTATGACTCGAGGCGTCTTCAGCGTCTTAGGAACGGTAATGACCCTTACGGGCCTTTCCGCTCCAGGTTCGAGGATGTCCACATGCTCGAAGTCTACGTATGTCCCCTCACGGGGAGCTACGTACCCGTCTAGAAACGGGAATAACTCTTCGAGCCGCTGAGTCCACTCAGACTGTTCGTACTTGTGGTTTCCCACAAGCCGATCAGCCGTGGCTCCAGGTCCATGCTTCGGCTTGACACGTCCATAGTAGATGTCTTCATCTACTCGTTGCAGGACGTGTGCAAATAGAAGCATACCGACGCGATGAAACTGCTCAAGAGCAGTTTCCTCTAGCTTCGCATCGGACGTGCGGACATCCTGCTCACACTCGATGAACTTGGAGATGGCTTTCGAGTCCTTCTTTCGAAGGGAATCCTCGTCAACCATCTTCCCTCTCACGAGACCATCGGTTTTGATCTTCGCGAACATCAGAGTAATCTGACGTATCGCTTGGATCGCATCGATGTTAGGTTCATCGAGCAAGAGCCCGGTAGCACGGTCGAACACTAGACCGAGGAAACCTCCTAGAAATAGGGGGAGACCTCCTCCTCGCGGGCGTTTCCACCCCACGAAGAGTTGAGAGTCTACCTTTCCATCGTCTAGACCTTTTTGGAGGTCATCGGCGAAGGAAGGTAAGGTCACCGCCAGAAATGGCAGACCCTCGTGTTCGACACGACCAACGATCGTTTTCCAATCGTTGGTGGTGCTAACGCGACACCAGGTCCCCCTATCAAGGAGGACCTCCTGCAAGAGACACATGAGGCTTTTCATGGCCTCCTCCGATCTATATCGGGGGTAAGCCATCCCGACTCATGCGTCTACCGTGGATCTCAGGCCGTTACGACTCACCGCCCAGAAGGCGGGTCGTCGCTGCACCGGAAGAAGCAGTGAGGAAGCTCGTGAGAGCATCCACAATCTGCTTCTGCTCCGCGATCGTGTAACCAACCTTAGGAACATCCACAACAACATAGCAAGCCATGTTGTAGGGGGTGTTCTGGGCCGGGAACAGCGGATCGGGAGCAGTCTTCCGGACATCAATGCGGGCCACACGACGGTTCCGCTTGCCATAGGCATGCGAAATCGTAAGGGTGGTGTTTCCATCATCCTTGGTGTAAACGCTAGCCCCATCCTTCACACTAGTGCGAGGAAGGGACTGCGCAACCGCATTGATGGTCACGGACTGAGGGTCGGCAAACGCCACGAGATGACTCCAGCAGGTGAAGGAACCGAAACAGGCACTGGATGTGCCGGTTCCGTCTTGCTCGGACCGGAGTTGCCAGCAACTGCGAGTATTAACCCGCAGAGCCCTGCAACTCCTGCAGCTGAGAGCTGCCACAGACATCCAAGAGCCCAGCGCCTTTCGGCGTCAGACTCAACGATGAATGCGACAGAAACGTCCTCAGGCTCAGCCTGAGAACGAATCGGTTTGGGGAACGGGAACATGGTTCTCCAAATCACTCCAGCTGGCCTTGGGCTCGAGAGATCCCGAGTGCTCCAAGGATGGCCCATTGGCGGGGACTCAATCCGCCAAGGTCCAGGCCAAACCCGTAAGGGGTTGCCTTGACACGCTTCTTGACCGTAGTCGTGAAGCTCTGTGTCAAAGTTGGTGAACCAATACCTCGAAAGGTTTGGCCCACCAAGGTGTAGGTGTCAGTGCACTTCCAAGTGCACATGACATACCCCCACCGCATCACAAGGCCGTCTCGTGAGAATCTGGAGATGTTGGTCATTACATCTCCAAGGTTCGAAACCCAGTCGACAGCCCAGCTCCACGGAGTGAGCTCCCAGAAGAGTTCTGGACTTACGTCCAGACCATACACCGCGCGGAGGCGCGATGCACTACGACGCATCTTATCCAGGGATGAGTCACCCTTGGGGTAAAGATACGTGTAGGCTCCTGAAAACCAAGTACGGACTTCAGTAGTCCGTTCAAGGTAGAGCTTACCCGTAGGACCATTGTACGCGGATCCTGCGCTTCCAGTTCGAAGGCCAGGATATCCGAGCCACGGATCCGACTTTACAGTCGGCCCTTCAACGGTCCTCTCCACAGGGAAAGAGTACCTCCGACGCACGAGGCGACCAGAGTCGCGCTCAAGCTGTGAAATACGCTTCTCAGCGATTTTCGTAGCTTGCCAGATATTCTGGAGATCCGAGATGAGTGGCTTAATTCCGAACTCAACGTTAACGTACTCGTCGGCTACGCCGCCGGGTCCGCCACGTTTGACTACGGAAGAGCCAGGGAGGCGCGGAAGCCCCTCCCGTAACTCACCAAGGAACTGCGCTGTACTCGCCGATGGATTTGTGGGAATAGTCCTAGCAATAGCCGTTGTGCCCTTCGCAATCATCTGCTGAGTTAAGTCAGATGGCGGCGTCGGCCACGCGGACGAGCTAGGTCCCACATTGCCCGTATATGCAAATATCGGGCCGTTGTAGCGGTAATCGTAAGACCCATTAACGCCACGAATAGCTGCTTCCAGATGGGAGTCAGTATACTCGTGACGTGTGGTCTCAAAATTAGCGCCAACGTCCATCGTCCGAACACCATCGTAAGACGAGAGCTGCCAGGCGGTCAAGCGACCAGCTTTGGCACGCCTATCCAGCTCTTGATTTACGTGATGTCTCGGATTTCCCCTCGACCATGTCGATTGGTGGCCCTTAATTCCAGTGGTATACGCCGTGCCGTTTCCGACACGACTACCATTGAAATACAACTCGTCACGAACCGTACGACTTGGAATAAATTCCAAGTCGCGTTGCTTCGTTTCGTAGTTGGGCCACGACATGAGGGAGCTCCTTGCGGGATGTTGAAGCTGGCCGTTTCTATAGGGGAGGGAAGTAACCCCCTATAGCAGAGGGCCAGCAGAGACCGCCGGATACCGTACGAAGAGACAGGTCTTCAGGAGAGCCAAAGCCAGGTATACTACCCCGAAGGGTAGATCCAGGCACATGGATCACTGGAGAAACCGCTCCGCGTGCGGGATCCGGTCGGTGGCGCGTTTAAGCACCGGCGGGCGTCCATAAGGG